AATAACTGCAACTTGTCTTTTGAAACATTCGGTTCCATAACATTTGACATCCATTGTTCAACAAGCTCTTTTGCACTTCTATTGGCTTTTTGATATTTACCATCTTTTTCACGGAAGATTTTAGAGTAATCACAAGGTTCAAATTTTATACCATCTTCCTCCATTTGGTCTTTGTAATCTTCAGGTTTGTATTCTCCTTTTCTAAATAAGTCAACACTTACATATAAGTCTTCCATAAAAGACGCTAATTCATCGTGGTCCAAATGTGTTTCCTCATTATAATGTAGAGTATACCAAACAGCTATGAGAAAATTAGCAATAGAGTTTTCTATTTCATCTTGGTAGTTGGCTTCAAATTCTTTTCTTATTAAATTATACATCATATTTTCGTGATAGTCCAACCATCTTGTCATTTCTTCTTTACTATAACCTTTTATTCGTCGGTAATCTTCTCTACTTAACTTCTTTCCCATAATGTTCATCTCCTACTTTTGTACAAAATTCTAACATTGCTTTTTGTACATCTTTTCTATTTCCATTTGATACATATAACATTTCTCTGTCCTTAGCATCTCCAAATTCGTATGCTAATACACAGAAACCAAAACCTTTAGGCAATTTTTCGTTTATATTACGAGCTATACTTTGTAACATATTACTCGCTTGTCTCTCCCTCTCTGTCATCGGCGTAAGTCACCTCACTTTCTTCAATATCTTTTTCGTGTATTTTATATAATACATAAGCTATTTGTTTCATTATATCACTAGCAGATTTAAACCATTCTGCATTTTCTGGTGTATCTTCTATAACGTTTTTAAATTCTACAGTTTCCTCTGTAGCTCCTTCTTTTTTAGTGATATAAATTTCAATACATTTTCTTTTTTCCTCTTCCATTATTTACCTCCATTTTCGTGAACTTCAATAGTCAAAGTTTTTAATGTTTCACTAATTTCACTTAAATTTTCATTTAGCTTTTTCATTTCGTTAATCATAGTTTGGTAAAACTCATTTTCTAATACTGTCATTTTAATAACCTCCTATTAGCATATTATCTGTCCATTCTTTTGGATTTATCTCTAGCATTTGACGTTCTTTTACCCTACATACTATTTTTTCTATACCTGCATTAACTATCAATTTTTTACAAATATGACAAGGATTTGGATTTGGTACATATAACCAAGTACCATCTAAATCTGTTAATTCTCTTCCAACTAAATACAAAGTAGAACCTTTAGTTTCTCCATTAGCAAATAAAATGGAATTCATTTCCGCGTGTACAGCTATACATTGTTCATAGCCTTCACCTCTTCCAAGATTATTTTGCTTGCGATATTGGTATAGTCTACAAAATCCATTTTCATAGCAATCTTTACAGCCTCTAGGAGCGCCATTAAATCCCGTAGACAAAATTTGGTCATCTTTTACTAATACAGCTCCCCAATGCTTATTCATACAAGTACTTCTTGTTGCAACCACTTCTGCAATATTCAAATAATATGTGTCTTTATTTATTCTGCTCATTTAATAACCTCCTAACTCGTGCATACTCGATACCTTCCATCATCATAGCAGCACGCATTCTATCACTTCTACTCATTTTACGTTCTGGTGCTCGTTTATCTTCTGGTATTTTATCTTCTGGTGGGAATATTCCATTTTTGGATATAAAAGCTGTAAAAAATAATTGCCATTCGTGTTCAAAACTAGCTTTATATGCACAATAATGTGTTTCAAATTCTAGGTATTCTGCATCAGTCATTTCACACCATATCCAATTTCTTTTACGATTGTGTTTGTATATATCTTTATGTGGAAATAGCATATACATTGTTTGTCCAATTAATCGTCTTTCCCATTCTTCTTTAAAATAGAAATCACGTCTTACGAGGTTCTCCGTGTTTATACTTTCGGGGTCAATATGATATTTCTTTATCAATTCATTTAGTCGTTCTTCTGCTATTTTTCGTTCAAATTCATTACCTCTAGTATCTTCACTTAATGCTTTTAATTTTTTCAATATATCCTCTTTGTTCATATTGCTCTCCTATCTGTGCTTCTCATACCAATTTATTGCAATTCTTTCTAATGTTCTACTTATCTTCTTATTATATATATCTTGAATTTTCTTTAAATCGCAGTCATAAAAAAGCATAAGTTGTGATAACACTACTAATACATCAGCACATTCATCTTCTACATCTTCTGTATTTTTTGTATAGCAAGCATTTGCCAATTCTCCTACTTCTTCATTTAACTTCATTATTTCAGTTTCAACACCAAAATATTGTGTTATTGTACGTAATTGTTCTTCTTTACTTTTTACCATCTTTTCCATAATAAGTATTAGTCTCCTTCCATTTTTCATAGTCATTCATAGCTATTGTAGTAGAAGAAAATTCATATTTTGTAGCTGGTGCGCATCTGTAGCATTCTACTTGTGTAGGTGCATATACACTTCCACATTTTGGACAAATCCAGCCATAATTAAATCCTACTACTTGATTAAGTCCACTAGTCATAAGATACCTCCTTACCTAAAGGTCTTAGTCCTTTATACACTGGGAACCTTAAACTTAAATTACCATTTTGGTCTTGACTTTCTTCAAATGTTTGAACTTCAATAACTCTTCCAATATATTGGTCTTTATTATTCCAAAACATAATACGTTCATCTTTTGAAATTCCAGAACCTACTCCAACAGGAAATCCTTTATAATTTACTATTAATGCACCACACATATTTGAAAACTCACCAGAACCTTCTGTCATTCCAATTATTTCCAAATCTAATGTATACATTTTCTTTACTTTTAGTAAGTCTACGGTTCTATTGAATTGATATACTGTATCTACATTAAGCATAATACCTTCACTACCTTGTGATGTATATTGGTCTAATGTTTTTATTACTATTTCTTCATTAAATTTTCCATGCCAAATAACTGGTACTAATTTTACATTATTGAATTTTTCAATACCGTGGAATATAGCTGTAAGCTCAGACCTACGATAATGATAAATAAATTGTCCTTCTTGGCTTTCTACTTCTTCATTTCTTAAATAGTCAAATATATTAAATACTAAATTACCTTTAGTACCTTTCTTTCTAACTATTTGTTGAGTTTCATTAAAGGTTTTAGCAATAAGTTCACCATCATACCATCCATCTACTAATCTTGATAGCTCACTAGCTACATCATCTAGTCCAGTTATTTCTCTACCAGACCTACTATAAAATGTACATTTATGGTCTTTTACTTGAGCAAAACATCTGTTTCCATCTAATTTCTCTGTTATAAATACGTCTTTACCTTGTAGATATTCCAAATTATCTTGCCATTTACATGCTAATTGTACACCAAATCCAGGAATTAAATTAGGCCATACTTTATGTATTGTAGTTGTACTAATTCCTAATTTTAAATTCTTTGTGAAAATAGAGCATAATATGTCTTTAAATCTAGTTTTATTATTTACTGCACTAGTAACAGCATTTATATAATTCCAAACATAATTTATATCCCTATCTCTACCAGAATTATTGTGAATTAAGTAGGTAAACATTCCTTGAATTGTATGTTCTGGTGTAATTTCTACATACGTTGGATTAGTTATTCTACTTAATTTTGCATACCCAATACCTGTACGAATATACGGATTAAAGACAAAATATAAGATGTCTTTCAAGGTATCGTTTTCTTTTTGCCAACTTAATAGTTCTTTTTTACGATTTAAACCTGAGGCATCTTGTATATCCATAATAGTATTTAAGGCTGCTTTTAATTGTTCGTTCATAAAAACACTCCTTTCTTATAAAATAAAATTGGGAGGTAATTGGATTTATTCACTATGGGGTACCTCCCAAAATAATGATAATTGAATTTTGAATTTGAAAACACAAATAATGAAAGTATCATAGAACTTATTTTCGTACGCGTCTATGAATATCTGTGATTTTTCAATTTCAAATATATTATATATTAAATAAGAAGAAAGTTCAACCATTTCTGTATAAAAAATTTACTTTTGTTCTAAAAGCCAAGCCTCAAACATCTTTTGGTCAAAGTCTCTTCCTTGGCTAAGCTCTTTATATATTGGCTTTTCAACACTTCCAACTGTTTGAAGATAGTAAAATACAGGTTGCTTAGTTTGTCCAATTCTGTCTAATCTACTTTTTGCTTGTTCCATTAAAATATGGTCTCCATCAGGTGGTCCATAGAATATTCCAATATTAGATATACATAAATCATTTATACCTACAGCACCACTTTGATAGTTTACTATTGCTATACCATTTTCATTTTCTTTAAATGGAACTAAATCTTTTCTAGCTCCATAATATACTCCAACTGGTCTTTTAGCTTTTTTACATACTTCTTCTATTCGCTCAATTTCTCTAATAAAATTGGTAAATATTACTATTCTACTTTGCTCTATTTCCAAGAACTCTTTTAGCCATTCTTCTTTTGGACTTTCAATATCATATTGCTTAATAAATCCTGAGCAACTTTGACGCATATATGTTCTTAAAGCTGTTGGAGTATCTGCAATTACATCGTCCATTCTTTCTGTGTCTGGGTCCCTAAATACTCTATCTTTTTGGAATTTTATTGCCTCTCTGCTATGCTCAATATCTGTATAAATTTCTATTGGCTTATCATATTTACTTAAATACTCGTGATAATGAGCTTTTTGTGCAATAGCCTTATCCAATACATCTGTGTAGTTATACCCCTTAATTACGTAAAAATATCTTCCATTAAAACTATCCAAATCTTTTACTACATAAGTCTTTTCCCATTGTCTATATGGAAGGTCAAAATCTTTTGAATTTATAAACTTCATTTGTGGATAGTAGTCAATATATTGTTTACTTTGTGGAGTTCCAGTAAGTATTAACTTATACTTTGTTTTATTGTATAAAGATAATAAGAACTTTGTTATTTTACTTCCATTACTTTTCATTTTGTGGCTTTCATCAATTATTATCATAGTTCTATCTGTTACAAAATTGGTATAATATTCAGCTCTTTTTGCTCTCCATATACTTTCAAAATTTATAACTTCATAATCTGGAGGATATGCAAATTCCTTTTCAATGTCATTTTTCCAATCTTCAATTTTACATTTTAAACATACAACTAATAATCTATCTACTTTTTCTTGCTCCCATAAATGTTCAAAAACAGAAAGAGATGTTACTGTTTTACCAGTACCCATCTTCATAAATAGACCACAACTGTAATCTCCGCTTTCTATAATATTGTCTACAATTTTTTGTTGGTAATCATATAATTTAGTTTGCATCGTTTCTCCTTTCATAATTTCTATATATAATAGAAAGAAGTTCAAAAAGTCCTAAAACTATAACTTGACGCCAAGATAAAAAATTGGCTATTTTTAATAATACTAAAAATATTAGCATTGATTTTCCTCCCTTATAATAGTCATTACCATTTCAGCAATTTGATATGGTGTTTGTTTTGTAGTGTTAAATTCAAAAAATAGAATATTAGCTCCACGAATAACTCTTTTAGCATATTCAAAAGCCATTTCATTTTTTGCAAAATCCAAATGTTCATGCCCAGCAATTTTCATACGAACTTCCCAATCTTCTTTATCAGCTGTTAAATATACAATTAAAGTTTCCTTATTTGCTTCCAACAATTGGTTTACATATTGTGTACTTAAAAATCTATTGTATAAATCTGCATACGCAATATTTGACATTAGACCTCTAGTCTTTACGACCATAGTTCTGTTACTCATATAGTCAATGTACCTCATTAAAGTATCTTTACCGGTTCTGTCTATTCCTTCAATTTCTACTCTAGCTATCAATTTTTATCACCTCATTTTCTTTCTTTCATTTTATATTATAATTATAATCTACTTTTGATACAAAGTAAACCTTTCAGGGATAATTCATAAAATCGAGGTAAAATGACAAAAAATCGAGTAACCAGGATTAAACCTAGGAGACTTTTTTATATAGGTCAATATAATTTCATTATGAAAAAAATAGAGATAACCAGGAAGAACCTGGTCACTCTATATTCTACAAGTCTCTCCCTGTCTGACTTTGGAGATACTGATATTAAATTAAATCTTTTTGCACTAATTTGTCAAACATTTCATCTACATAGCTATCTCCACCCATAGAATTATACTTTGCTTTTTGTTCGTGAAGTATATATTTTTCTTCCTGAGTTGGCATATAACCGTTTTGAATACGACTCATCATAACAATAAGTTGGTCTTTATAATATCTAAATTGTTGTTCATCAATTTTAGCATTTATTTTTCTATCTGCTTCAGCGCTTTCTTCTTTCATATTATCTAGTTTACCGTTCATAGTTTTTACCAAATCATCTTGTTTCTTTTGTTTTCCTGCGCCTCTAACTTGTATGATTACTCCAATTAATGCAAATAATGCTGTACATATGACACCAGCTTGAGTTATCAATGCCATTACATAAGGATTTCCATTTCCCATATTAGATACCTCCTCCCTTAATAACTTTGTGACAGAATATTCTGTACATCAATTTCTGTATTAAGTGATGATGTTCTAAATGTATATGTTGGATTTCCGCCTTGGTCCCTAGTGAAGGCTGTACATACTCCTAATGTACCATCCGTATCGAAGGCCATAAATCCAATGTCTACTTCACCTGATACAGCATTTAATACAGAAGGGTCAGTAATATTAAGAGTTTCTCCAATAGTTCTTGGAAATTTAGTTGGTGAACTAAGAACTCCAATATTATTACTCATATACATCGCCTCCCTTTGAAATTTTGGTCATACGAAGAATTGTACTACTTGGTTCTCCGTAGCTTGATATAATATAAATATGTCCTTTTGTATCAGTTATAATAAATCCATTACCTAATGTCATATTTTGGTCGTATTTAATTATATCTTCATTATTTATTATATTACTATTTGATAAATCAGTCAATACATAGCCTATGCCATTTCTATCAGCATCTGTTGAGTAGACAGGGAATATTCTTGTAATACCTTGAACAGTTGTTATAGTTGTCGTAGGGTCATAAATATTTGCAATATTTTGTGTATCTCCATCCCATCTTTGGAAAGTCATACCTGTTGGTGCTGCATTAGCTGTAATATTTAGTAATGTTCCAGGTACAAAATATGTATCTTCGCTATCTATTGTTCCATTTGTAATATAAAATTTATATTTTGTTCTATAACTAGCTTGAATTACTACATCTTTTGCAGGCATTAAAACTATTTGTGGATTTGCAGATGTTCCTGGGGTTAGAACTTGGAACATTCCTCCACCTTGTAGCTTTAATTGTGATATGTCAATTTCACTACCAGAACCTGTATTCCATCTAATAAATTCATAATGTATATCATTAGTATTTGTTTTGTCAAAGTATATGTCTACTGGCCAATCTTCATAATAAGAACCATCTGTACCGCCATCAATAATTGTCATATCATACTTTTCTGTTTCTACTGTTCCAGCAGTTACATACATATCTGTATCAATTATTGTAATAGTGGTGGTTTCTTTGTTTAAATGAGTAATGTATTGTGATAAGTCATTAGGTGGTATTTCATCATCTACGCAAGACCAAGATGTAAACCTCCATCCAAATGGAATATTTTTAGTTCTAATATCTACTACTTCACCAGCTTCATACTCGTGGTCTGTTACCCACCAATCTTGTGTT